AATATATACGAATGTGTCTGTTGCGGACTTAACCATCTCCTCTATGTTAGCGTCGCCCAAATCCTGACCGGCTTGGTTTACTATCTTGGATGGTACAGGTCTGCCGGGTTCATCATAATCGACAGGGTGCCGTAGATTCTCCGGATAAACATACATGGGGAACCCCATTTCGTCCAGCAAAGCTCTGTGTTGAATCTGTCTAGCTGTCCCGTTTTCAAGCACAGCCATTTGTTTTCCTTTTAGATCAGGCACATAGCCCTCCTTTGACGCTTTACCGAACCATGTAGAGAATACTTCGGTGAACGAAGGTATATCCTCCTTACTGATTACGAATAAATTATCATCAGCTTCAGTTGGAACTGGTTGTTCAGCTTTCATTATCTCAAAGTGCGCCCCTTGGTTCACACCTTTCTCACAAATAGTTATCTCTGCAAGCTCTAAGCCATCCACCTGCATGTAAGAATCCGCACCCTTGCTAATATTTTTTGTCTTAGTTGCGCTGCCAGCAATAGAGTATGACCTCATCTTACCGGAAGTGATTTGCTCTTTAACTTTCTTAGATATTTTTGTATCATCTCTAAGTTCTGATATGAAAAATAAGTTCTCACCTTCTACCCCGCTCTTAAATATCTGCCCGCCCTTTGAAACATATACAGGTAACGCATGTCCAACCTGAACGTCAGAGTGCATAACCATTACATTACGGGTTCTAAAGTTATCCATGTACCGCTCGAAAGCCTCCTCCAAAGCGGCGGAGGTAATCAAGTGCCCCTCTCTGTCCACCAACTCCACTGAAGCTGGGCCTCCTATAACGGTAGGTTCAGCCTCTCCGTTTAAGTCAAGTATCTCGACTACGTTGGCATACTTTGAAATGTCTGGGTAGGCTCTATGTAAAGTAAGTAGTTCAGCCGGGGATGCTAACCCAGCCTTGAATAAACGTTTGTACTCCTTTAAGCCTCCCTGTACGTCATCCATTGTAACTTTACCACCATCCGCCTTATCAAGGAAGACAAGGGAATCATCGCCCTCGGCTAACCATTGTTTATACGCAACGTTGGTAGTCATTAGGCTTGGTGTATACCCCACACAACTCCGTAAACCAAAGGCGTTTCAGACCCAGTTCCGTTCACGAAACTTACATTCTTCCTGAAGTCTATCGGGAACGTAGTTTCAAAGAAACCTGAGCTAGGAGTAGCCGCTGCTGGATCACCTACCCAGATACCTGTGGAAGATGATGCGGTACAATCAAAAGCCAACCATATATCATGTGATGTATGTAACCGAATTCCTCGGATTACAACGGAATCCACCCGCTTCCTAGACATAGAAGCGTCGGCAGTTCCGAACCATGAGAAGTTACGCCCTTGTGATCCGTCGGTGTAAGTCGAGTACCCGCCGCCGTTCCGGAGTTCGTTGTGGAATTTGTCTACATAGAAATCAATATTATGATTAGTGGTTGTAACAATTTTTACCCGGAGAGCATTAGAAGCAGTTAGGGAAGGTATCTCATACTTCACCTGCAATTGCTGGAATGCTGTGGACAGGGTGACGGTATTGCCTGTAGCTACTGTAGAGTCACTAGAATCAGTAACAATAATTTGAACAGCCCCGGAAGCACTCGCTCCTCGGACAGTTGCCTGACCTGTTAGAACTACAGGCTGTTGACCGTTACCGCCTCCAGTTGAAACTTCGGTATAAACACCTTCACCAGAAGCAGAGTTGTCAGGATTGACTAATAGTGATGCTGCTCCAGTATCCTGTTGGGAGGTACTTCTAGAAATAGCAGACCCCGTTGCTGTGAATTGCGTAATGTCAGCAGCTTCAACCCTAGGGTTGGTAACCAAGTTTACAGCAGCATCTCCTCTGGCAACCGCAAACAAATCTTCCGCCGTATTTGTCGAAGATAACGTTACCTTGAATGGGTAATATTTTGTGTACGGGTGAGTAGACGTTCTGGTACTAGGGTCTACCTCCCAAGAGGGCCACTCATCATACGTTATCGAAGTGTTAACCATATTCCAAATTCTCCTATCGGGTGTTTGTCCAACCTACCAGAGCTACTAAACTACCAAGTACGACCACGGTATGTGTTATAAGTAACCCCACCGCTATTAACCCGGTTCTAGCCCCGGATACACGGCTGCGCCAATCTTGTAAATGCTCAACATTTGTATGTAGTTTTTCCAGACTACTCGCCAAGTTCACATTCAAGGCTGCTTGAGTCTCAATATATCTATCTAACCGTTCCATGTAAGTTGCTAGTTTTAGATCAACAGACTCGGTAGGCATTACTTAGCCACGCCCATAAACCATTAGCCGAGTGGTAACATTACTTAAGTCCGCAGCGTTAGCTACTTCAATGGTGGCAGAAAGGTCAGTTGATGTGTTACTAGCATCACCATTGTAAACCTTTATCTTTGAATTTGCGTAGTCATATAGCGCATTGTATGCGTAATCGGTTCCTGAAGCATCTTCAACGTTACCGATAGATACAAATTCGATTTTATCCCACCCGAGATCGGATGCTGTGAAAGACTCTCCACCAGTTACATAACTGGAATCAAAAGTTACTTCTACTATTCGATACTGAAGATTGCCCGGAACTCCCTTTGGAAATTCTGCGCCCCCAGAACTGGTTGCAATTGTAAGTGCCATTATATATCCTCCGGAATCTAAAAGATTCAGTCCAAAAAGCGTAACATGAGGGGGCCGAAGCCCCCCCACATTACCAAGGTAAGTCTCTATTTACTCGTTCAGGTCGAGAATCTTTGCTTGTACGTCGAAACGGTGTGCCCTGAGTTCAGCCATCGTATAGAGCAAACCACGAACTACCAGCGACGAAGCCGCAAAGTAGTCACGGTTCTCGATGTACTGGGTAGGCTGTGCTACCGCAACTTCAAGATAATCCGTATCTAGTACGTAAACGTTAGAACCATGAGTACCACCAGTAGAACCAACCTTAGCTGACTTCGTGGTGTCCGCATCTGGAAGAATTGGAATGCCCATGTAAGTAGCAAGAATCAGACCAGTGCGAGTGCCGGGGAAGGTCTTTTCAGAACCTACACCAACCGTGTACTCTTCCTGACCAAGATACCTCTGCTGAGAGTTCAACAAACGCTCAAGCTTGAAGTACTGGTCGTGTCCCATGACGATAAGTTTTGGCTCACCACCATTGGTACGAATCTTCTGGATAGCTGTATCGAGAAGGTTCAACGAAAGGTCTCGTCCGGTACCGCTGTTTCCCTGTACGGATGCCGCAGCTTTCCACGGGTTCGCCGTTACGGATCGACCAACGGTGGCACTATTAATTGCCAAAGTAGCAGTAAGGTCGTAAGCGTTAGCATACGTATCTACGGTGGCAGACAGGAATTTAGTTTCATCAATTGAAACAATGTCGTCAATTGAAGTCAACCCTGCTCGACTGTACGTGAAAACACCATCAGCAGTTGCGGGGCTTGCGTCCAACGCTGTGCCTAGTGTTAGTACCCTCGCCGCAGTCTTAGCGGTAATTGTGGTACCTGTCTCATTCTCAAGAGTACCATTATCTGAGAAACCAAGTGCGTCACCAACCCTGAAGTTATTTGCGTTAGTCAAGATAACTTCCGTGGTGCTCGTTGCGGTCGTAATGCCCGCCGTTGAAGAAGCTAGAAGTTCAAGGTTCATTTCCTTGATGTGGTCTAGCTGTGCGTTTTCGTTCTCAAGAGCGAGAACATCACCAACACCACCCTCAAGCTGCGATGTAAACATCGCCTTGACGGAGGCTGCGAACGTCGTACCAACGATACTAGGCAGTGAAGATACTGTCTGAATCGCTGAGATGTCCACAGTTGGGAGTGAACCCGTCTCTGTAATTGGATTGGAGCGTTCGCTTCCTCGGTCGGAACGTACACGCCAACCAGCTACATTACCCCAGACATTTCTGGGAAGTGCATTGAAGAACCTAGTTTGGTTATTCAGTGCATGCCATACCTTACGACCGAAGGTGGTCGTAAATATGTTTGTGTCGGTATCGACGGTAAACGGTGTCCCGCTAAACGCCTTCGACAAGTACTCAGAGCCTAGAACCGACTGGGTTGCCCCACGGTTCGCCTGAGCAATATATTCTGCAAGTGAAACTGACATTTTTAATTGTCCTCCTATTGTCTCAGACTAAATTGTTACATCACCCTGTTCAACAGAGTATTGAAGTTTTCTAAGTTCTGAGTAAGACATGTTAGCTAGTTCATCGACAAGCTCCCCACCGGTTGGGTTAGCTTTAACAATCTCTATCTCATCACTACCCAAGCTCAACGTAGGTGCAACCAAGCGACGTTCCTCTTTCCAACCCGCCTTGCGGAGAGTGGCATCGGTTTCGTCTTTGACAGACTTAGTAAGGTCTACATTATTGGAGGCAATCTGCTTCTTCAGGTTAGAAATTTCTTTCTTCATCTGCTTGTAAACTGCCTCTTCCATCGCTTCGTCATCCTCGTCTTCATCATCATCAGCTGCTTCTTCAACAGCTTCTTCATCATCATCTTCCTGTTCCTTCATCGGATACTTACCCATCTTTTCCTCTGGCTCTTCTTCTTCCTCGGGTTCGTCCTCAGCCTGAAGCGTTGCTTGCTGGTTGGGGGCACTAGTTTCCGGAGAAACGGCAGTAGATGAGTCATTACCATCTTGGTTTAGCGCGCCACTGTTCTTAACTTTTCTTTCGCCAACACCATCAAGGTCATCGGTTGACTTTAACATGGATACGACTTGAGAAGCCACATCTTTAATTAAACTCGTTCGAGCATAATCTTGCTCTTTCGCAAACACAGTTGCTTCATCTTCCTCTTCAGCCTTTAAAAGGCGAGAGTCCATCTTTGTAAGTACCTCAGCAAGGGCCGTCAAACCTAATGACGTTCCTTCCATGTACTTTTCAAGACGAGTATACAGTTCATCTGCCATGGTGTAACCTCCATTTTATTCCAGTCCGTATCCAAACTTCATAAAGGTTGGTCTAAGCCACCGCCGACCCCTATAAACAAATATAACCTAGTTAACTAGGTGTATTAGAACAAACGTTCTATGTTATTATACTAAGATTTTTGGAAAGTGGTAAAATTTATGCGTCTTTATAAGAATTTATATCTATCTTACCTTCAAGATATCGAAGTATCTCGTTACGAAAGTCGTAAAGGGGGACTTGAACCAGCTTTTTCATCTTCTCACATTGGTTACCCTCGGGTACTGAGGACTCAATTTGGTCTAAAACTTTACCCACCATCCTCGAATGACGAGCTAAAACCCACTCTTGCTCCTCACTAACCTTTTCTACATCCATAATCTATCTCCTTATAATATTGTGGCAGGTTCAATTTTTACAGATAAACCCCCGCCCAGTTTTGAGCCTAATGCATCAAATGACTTCTCAATTCTCCGTGGTAAATCGGATAATATTTCTTCTAGGGGTATAGCTAAATACCTCTGCGCTCTATACTTCGCATCACCTACTGTACCACCATCATGTATTAAAGTAGCATACGGTGTATTGTAAGTAAGGTCTACAGTGTCGTCACCAATCTGAGTCATCATTAAGGACGAACGAAGTCTCCCAGTCTTTACAGGCATAACACCACCCTCAGAAACAGGTATGTTTGAAGTCTCAGCTAGTTCCTGAGTAATCTCCATAACTAAGTTCTGCACGAGTCCGTATAAAAGGTCTTGTAATTCATCCATAGTTTATTATACTATGTCTGCCATACTTCAGGAATCTCTAATTCAAACTCGGATTCAGTAGAATCAAATCTATCTAAGTAAATTATCTCTTTACCCACTTGACCATAAGTAGGGTGATAGTATAAAACTATGTGCTTTGGTTTAGTTATAACATGTAGACGACTAAACACAAACTCGTCCCCACCCTTTGTGGTTCCGCAGATATGCAGACTACCAGTTCCAATATCTATCTCATCCACCCGATGGAAATGACCCAACAAAACATCATCAAATTTATGGGAGACGCTGAAACCATCGTCAGTTATTATTTGTGTCTTGTACTGCAAGACTGCTCTCAACGAAGTTATAGCCCTCTGAATGGTTGCTGATGCCCCACCACCGCCTACGGAGTCACCATGCATCATTAGTACGTCTCTGCCCGCAATAGAAATAACATGGGCAAACGACTTAGGTATTTCAAACTTTATGTTCTTCTGCTTAGAACAGAACACTGCAAGCCATTGATATAGCATGTAATCCCAATCCATGTACTTATCTTTGGATGGAATTTTCCTAGTCATCCTACCGTGGTTGCCAACAACGCAAGGGACTTTGACTTCTTTAAAGTGTGGTGCTAGGAACATCAAAGCTTGGCTAATTATTTTAGCTCCATACATCATCTGCATCATACAGTTGTCAACATTGGTGCGGGCTAATTCATCGTGTATATCTCCGGAGATCATATCTCCTAGCATGGGTATGGTAAGTTCATCTATCTCACAGATATTTCGCCTGTACTCTGCTAGGTTTAAAACTTGGTTAGCCCAGCCCCATATACGGCGGCTAAACAACTCAATGTCATAAGAGTTCAAACCTACCATCTGCTCAGGAGTTACATAATCTCCTACGTGTGTATCTGTAAGTGGGGCAACCATAACCTGTTTCGCTGAACCTTTTTTAACTCCGGAAGGTTTGCGTACTTTAAAGGTTTTAGTTTTAGGGTGGGGAGTTGTGTAACGCTTTATAGTATCCACAAGAATTTCTGATCGTACAGAATCCTTTATGGATTTTTCGTATAACTTTTTATAGTAAGTAGATTCCGCTTTATATGTTGCAGCCCGCTTATCTATGCGTATACGATCTTTCAGGAAATCTTCCTCTTCTTCGGGAGCAATTCCATCTGCCATCTTAGCGGCAGTTTCGTCAAGGATCGAATTTATATCGAATACCTCACGGTCATACCAACGCTGTATTGTGGAACGATGTACCTCTATCCCATACTCTTCTTCTAACGACTGGGCTAAACTAGTCCAAGTCGCTCCTGCTTGTCTCTTCTGAATCAAGTCTTTCTTTGCCATCTCTGGAATCATCTGTACTCTCCTCTTCCTTATCTAGATATTCAAAGTAATCTTTGAATAGACTAAAAAATTCTTCGTTGTCCTCTGCTTTATAAATGCTTCGTGGACTCGTAACCTTCTGAGGCTTGGGTTCACTCGGCTGCTTTTCTGGTTTGGGTTCCTGTTTTTGCTTGATGGCTGCTTTAGGAGCCGCTACTCCTTCAGCTTTATCCACAACCCGCTCGTCTTCACCATATTTATCATCATCTATTTTCATGATATCATACTCTCTCAAGTCTTGTAAAGCCCCCTGCACAACATCGGAGGCAAATTTCTGTACCTTTTTATTTTTCGTCCGTAAAAACTGGTCTAGTTTAACAACTCCGCTCTTTTTCTTCTTCTGTTTAATGGGTGACCTATCCCCATATGTGGGAGAAAATACTCCGGGGTCTGATGATACAGCAACAGTACCCAGCCCGTCAATCGTTCCTATAGCTCCCTCTTTATCTAAAAAGTTCGTAAACACAGAAAGGTGAGATTTCTGTAGATTCTCTACCGGCCCGCTATCTGCGGAGCGTCTGGGACGATTACGTGGGGTTTCTGGTTTGTCTTGAACGGGTCTACCTATCTCGTCTAATTCAGGTACGATTTTATCTTCCCCCTCTTGCCCGACCCTCTCACCCCAACTTTGCAGCCCCTGTTTATATTGCTCACCTCTTTGGGCGAATTTTGTTTTACTGGAAGAGGCAAGGTCATGCCCATGCGCCGCAGCTAAATGACTGAGGGCTACCCTGTTATTAATCATATGATTATCTTGAGCTTGTTTCCTGTGTGTCTGGGCTTGCCGTTGATGGAAAGCTGGGTCATTTTTAGTCATGTCCGGGTGATGTATAGATCGTACATTGTTCTCGTAAAAATACGTCACAGTCCCGGTAGCACGATCTACCTTTTTATCTATGTACGCATGTTTAGCTGACTCATCGGCATCATCAGGTTTTAAATATTCCCCCCCATCAGAGTTGGGGTGAATTTCATCCTCATGTCTTTGACCACTCTCTAAAATACTCCCGTCATTACGGGCAACATCCTCCGGTTTTCCGACCATATCTCTGGGGTGAAGGTCATCTCCAACATCTCTCTCAGGTGCTTTTTCCATTTCGTCAGACATTAGTCGTCTTCCTCCATATCCGTTAGAGTCGTAACTCCGGAGGAGGATGGAGCATTTGACTGTAACTGGTTAGATGGTTCAACCCGTTTGCGTTGTGGGCGAGCTGTTGTGAAAGTTGCGGGTTCAACTTTTGAAACACCGAAAGGAGTTAGGTATGCAACAAAGTTTTTATTACCATCGGTGAACCACATCTTATTACCGTCTGCGGTAATTTCTTTCACTAGAGGTGATGTGTAACCTAGATCGTAAAGACCTTCCATCCAAGTTGATGTACTCCCCTTTACTAAACCCCAGTCTCTTTCTTCTCCCTTTCTCGCACGGGCCTCAGCGTACTCATCTAGATCACGTTCATCTAACGGCATTTTATCGTTAGTGTCTGGAGTTTTCCAACCTAAGTTTCTATCCTTAAATTTTCCTTCAGCTTTATCTACATCCATAGATTGTTCAACGGGTTCTTCCCCGCCAGCTTCTTCTCCACCCTCTGCTTCAGGGGGTGGGCCACCTTCTTTCCCAGCTTCTTCAGCAGCAAGTTGTTGCTCCATCAACTGCATCTGCTGTTGCTTCATCTGATCTTCTTGTGCAGTTAGAGCAAGAACCTCGGTCTCACCTCTAATCTGGGCAGACGGTACAGGTTCCCCAGATACAATAAAGTCTACATCATCCATGTTGGAATCTTGCTGTTTCAATACAAGGTCAAACCCTAAGTCGTTCAATTGCTTTGCAATTTGAACTCTCTGGCTAGCAAAATTAATCCTTGTAGCTTCAGCTTTTTCTTCCGGGTGAGGTAGGGATAGAGTCCAATCCGTAATACCGTAAGCTTCTAATATCAACGGGAATACTTTTTCGTGGTATAACCGTTGGTCTGATTCTACCACACGACTCATAACTTGTAGACCCTGCGTTTGAGTTGACAGCCCACCAAACGCTTCCGGAGTTCCCTGCCATGCTGGGGACACACCCCACAATGCGGCAACTCGTTCACGTATTTCTTCTTTCACTGGAAGGTAATCCATCTCTTGCAGAGTATGGAAAAGCCTAACCATGTCTACTCGACCTCTATTCGTCTTAGAAGATACAGCAACCATCGGAATATAGTTCGGGTCTTGCTTTGTTTGGGCGGCGATATTTTCTCTTTCACGACGTAAACTTTCTGGATCATCTGTGGATACCAATAACATAGCAGAAGGCATTTTACGCTCAAAGAAGTACCTGTAAAGGTTTCTATCCATTCCTATGAGAGTTAAAGCCTTTTCAAATATGGTTAGTATAGGCGACCATCCATACGTTTCAGTCGGGGAAAATTTAGATAGATGTATAACTTCAGAGTCAAGTAGGTAATAAATTTTACTGCGATTAGAATACCTATACATAGCTGGTACAGTCTGTACGGAACAATCATTCCCGGTACATACCCCCGGTTTCTGTGCAGTAGCCGAAATCTCGGCTTGTTCTACGTACTCTGCATTTTGCCCCAAACCAGAGTCCCTATGAATGGGACATAAGAAATGTTGCTTCTTGGGCAACCCTTCTTCATTCAGATCGAATTCCACCAAAGCTGGGTTCAAGCGTCGAATCTCTATGATTCTCGACCTAAGCTCCCCGTCTTCAGTAGCGTAATATTCTTTGTTTAGATAAATGAACGCATCATCCACTGTATTTAAATCTAGGTGGAACTGCCTAAGCACTTCCTCCAAACTCTGGTCAAATATATTACAATCCTTCATGACCTTCTTCAGCGTTATCAACTGTTTTTCGTCCGCGTGGTCGTGTACGGGATGAAATTCTAAACCTCTTCGGAAAACCTCACCCGTAATATGTCCTATAGGGCCTCGTATTTCCTCTACTGAAAAAGCAATGGTTTGCAAATCTTGGATAAGTTGTTTACGAAATCCAATTTGGTTCTTAATGTATTGGTTGACAATGTAATCAATACCAAATGTGGGTGATTTACCTGTATCCCCCGCAGATTTACTTAGATTTAGCATACTCTGCATTCCAAGTTTAGCATTAAGTTCATCCATCTTCTCTACCAAAGATGGAGCTTCAGGTAAGTAATCCAGAATTTTCATACGTTAGTCCTCTAACTGTTTGGTTTTAGTTAGACTTGACACTTCTTCCAGTGCCGTCAATTTAAGTATAACTTGTAGCGCAGATTCCTTTAGTAAATAACTTTCAGATACATTATCTGGGAGTCGGTTAGGTTTAGTTGCAGTAATAGCAGAGGAGTATTCTTTAGTTTCTTTCTCTAACTGCTCTATTTTCTGTTCCAAGTCTTCGCTGTATTCACGTAGATTATAGTTTTCGGCGTGAGCCGCCCCGGATAGAATGCCTAACCTAGCAGCTTCCTTTAGCAGTGAATGGTACGCTCCCTCACTTAATATCGTTACAGCGTCATGATCGTCGGGTATATCTGCGTCAGGCTCAAATTCACCCAATGCATCATTCCATGCATCCAGTATCCTCCACGTACCAGTCGTATCATCTCTATGGGCCACATACTGAGAATCACGATCACGTAATAGTCCACCTATAGGCATAACTTTTCTCCTTACCTTACTATACTATTATACTACTCTTCTATGATACATGACATTTCGACCATCCGCAAGCTTTACAAGAGGAGCAACCGCCCTCTTCTACAATAAACGGGGAGCCGCAACAGGTATCTAATTGTGCAGATTCACCTTTAGTCAGAAAAGGTGCATCTATTAAATTCTCTAAATAATCGTAAGTTGTAATATTTAGATCATCTTCTGACTTAGGTGTTTCCGCTTTTACTAGGACTTCTTTCTCCCTACTTCCAGAACGGTAAACTGTGATACCTTTACATTTAGATTGCCATGCAATCATATAAGCAGAGTATACATCTTCTACGGTAGCACTGTTCGGAAAGTTGATCGTCTTAGAAATGCCAGAGTCACACGACTTTTGGAAAGCTGACTGCATAAGTACATGCGATTCTGAAGAAATTTCATCGGATGTAACATACACATCCTTAACCCACTGAGGTACATCAGGTCTATCTTGTATCGACCCCCCCTCATAAATGTGTTCCATCAACTCTTCTGAATAAAACTCATGTTTCTTTGCATCTTTTTCAAAATATTTATTTATATAGTGTAAAGTTTCTCCCTCAAGAATATTTGTTTTGCGCCACGCTAAAGCAAATAAGGGTTCTACCCCACTTGAGGTATCAGCTAGCATAGATATGGTACCTGTAGGCGCAACTGTAATCCTGCAAGCATTTCTAAACTGAGTCTCGGAAGAAGCGTAATCACTCTTACCCCACGCTGGGAACACCCCACGCTCTTCCGCTAATGACTTAGATTCACTATCCGCAACATCTTTTATAAACCCCATAATTTCTCCGCCAACCTCTTGACCAAGTTTAGTATGATAGCCTATACGTAACTGAGTTAGAAGATCAGCGAAACCCATAATACCCAACCCTATTTTGCGGGTACTCTTAGTCATAATTTCTATATCGTGAGTTGCATACTTGTTAGCATCAATTACGTTATCTAAAAACCTTGTAGAGCTTTTTACCACCGCTCCTAGCCGGTTCCAGTTAACCCCTGTTTTCCAATTAGCCGCATCTGGTTTCGTCTCAACAAAGTTAGCTAGGTTAATGGAGCCTAGATTACAAGATTCATTGGGTAGTAAGGGCTGTTCGCCACATGGGTTGGTTGCAATCATGTCCCCGAACTGTTCAGATACATGATTATCTTTATTAATGGTATCTAGGAAAACCATGCCCGGTTCTCCGTTCCTCCATGCCCCGTTTATTATTTTATTGAAAACGTCTCTCGCATCCAACTCCCCCACTATTGCGTTGGTACGTGGATTAATCAAGGGGAAATGCGTTCCAGCTACGACAGATTTCATAAAGTCATCTGAAACCCCTACGGAAATATTAAAATTGTGTATCTCCCCCTCAACTTTTTTACAGTCTATAAACTCTAAGATGTCCGGATGATGAACATCCATGACCGCCATGTTTGCGCCATCTCGTTTTCCACCCTGAGTAATCATTGATGATACTCGTGAAAGAGTTTTCAGTACTTCTATTGGCCCACAAGATATTCCATGTGTAGTTTTTATACGATCTCCTTTTGGTCGGAGTTTAGATAATGCAAAGCCTGTACCCCCGCCAAACTTTTGAACCATCGCTGAATCAGTTGCAGCCTTCATGATTCCTTCCATGCTATCTTCAAGAGGTAGAACAAAACACGCAGACAGGGTACCTTGTTCAGTACCGGCATTCATAAGGGTTGGGGAGTTGGGGATGAAATCTAGATTACTCATCATCTCAAAGAACTCGTTAGACACCATTTTAATCTCTACGTCAAGTTTCCCGTAGTTCTTCTCCGGTACTGCGACCGCATTAGCTACTCTTCTAAACAACTCGTCCGCATCTTCAATAGTAATCCCAGCATCATTCTTTTGGAAGTATCGTTTTTCAGCTACGATTTGAGCTTGGGACGTTAAAGTTACCATGTATATCTCCTACTAACCTCTGTGTAAACACAATAGACAAAGTTTGTTCTCTGGAAC